TGCTAATACGTTGGTGCTGTTTCCAGGATACTGTTTACATGGGGTTGGAGCTAATCTAACCAATGTCCCTAGAATTTCTATACCCATGAACATCGGTATTCGATAGTATAAATAGTCCATTATGTGGACTTATCAAAATATCATCGTTGAAGAACTGCCTGACGAATGCGTTGGCTTTGTGTACTTAATTGTAAACAAGGCCACCAGTCGTATGTACGTTGGGAAAAAGTTAGCTCAATTCTCTAAGACGACCTACAAAATGGTCACTCAGAAGAATGGTGTTAAGAAAAGAAAGAAAATCAAGTCGAAGATTGAATCTGACTGGGTGGATTACTATGGTTCGAGCATCGAACTAAGTAAAGATGTGGAATCACTCGGGAAAGATAACTTTACTCGTGAGATTCTTTTCTATTGTAAGTCTAAAGCTGAGTGCTCATACATAGAAGCACGAGAACAATTTGGGAGGAAAGTATTAGAATCAGATGACTACTATAACGGGCAAATCTCTGTCCGAGTCCACGGTTCTCATATTAAGAATAAATTATGACATATCTACTGTTTGCTATTGCATTATCTCTGTCTACAGTGGCAGAGTGGTACGCCATCGTCGGTCTAATGGCGATCTTTGCTTCAGCCCCAATTCCTATCGCTATTATGGGTGGTTTGCTCGGTGCAGCTAAACTCGTAATCGCATCTTGGTTATATCGCAATTGGAAAGATATTCCGATGCTGATGAAAACCTACTTCACTATCTCCCTAATAATTCTGATGTTCTTAACTTCAATGGGTATCTTTGGATTCTTGTCTAAAGCCCACTTGGATCAAGCTGTGCCTTCGGGGGATGTAGCAGCTAAATTAGCCATTGTTGATGAGAAGATTAAGACTGAGAAGGAAAACATTGATTCCAATCGCAAAGCTCTTAAACAGATGGATGAGGCTGTTGACCAAACAATGGCACGCACAGATAATGAAAACGGTGCCACTAAAGCAGCATCTCTGCGTAGATCACAGCAGAAAGAACGTAGTCAATTAGCTTTGGAGATATCTAAATCTCAGACTAACGTTGCTGCCCTACGAGAGCAACGTGCACCCATCGCTTCTGAAGTACGAAAGGTTGAGGCAGAAGTAGGTCCAATCAAGTATATTGCTGCGGTAATCTATGAAGGTACACCGACAGAAGACATTCTCGAAAAGGCAGTTCGATTCGTTACTATGATGATTGTTGCGGTGTTTGATCCGCTCGCTGTTCTTTTATTGATTGCAGCTAACTGGAACTTAAAGAGAAAAGACCATAAAGTAATCGAACCTATAGAAAATTATCAATTACCAGATCCACCTGCACCCATCGCAGAGGTCACCATCCCTGCCCCAATAGAGATCCATATAGAAGATACGATAGAAACAACTGAAGAAGTTGATTTACCTGAACCTGCGAAAACACTGGTTGTTGCCGCTAAAGAAGCAGAAGATCATATTGCTCTAACTAACAATGAGATGGAAGAAGATCTTAATGTAACTATCGACGAATCACCGAAGGACTGGGAGCCAGAGTTATATTCAAGAAGACGAGGCAGAAACACGGATGAAATCTTTAGTGGGAAAGCTCAATCATTCTTAAATAAAGTAAAAGAAGCATCAGGTGTTGGGGTGAAAACAATTGAATTGGAAGTAGACGAGTTGCAACCAAAACCGTAATTCCTAAATATGATGTAATCAATTTACAGCTATAAAGGCTTGCAATGCGCAAAAAAGATCACGGTTGTGGTCTTTTTGTTATGTCTATATCAATCAAATATGATTCGATAAACCCACACCAATATAATAATCCTATCACTGGAGTGATATGGATCCGATAACCCTGTTTATGTTAGCAAACTCCGCCGTCGCAGCGGTGAAGCAGGGGTGTAAGCTCTATAAAGATATTAAGAGTGCAGCGGGAGAAGTCAAAGACGTTCTCAAAGATCTGGATGAACAGTTCCATAAATTACACCCACCTGAGAAACCTGCTACCGTAGAGCAGAAGAACCAATACATTCGTGAAAAGAACGAAGTCATTGAGTTAAACAAAAGAGCCACTGCTGGCGAACACGATGGTATCTACCGTGAGATCGGCGAGCATCTTGGTACTTACTACGATAACTTCTATAAGTGTATGGCGGTGTTCGAAGAAGATGAACGTCGTGCTGAGAACGAAGTATACACTGGCAACGCCTCTTTAGGTAAACGTGCTCTACAACGTGTTCTTATGCGTAAACAACTAGAACAGATGTCTGTAGATCTGCGTGAACTGCTGGTCTATCAATCCCCACCTGAACTTGGTGCTCTCTACACTGAAGTAGAGGCAATGATGAAACACATGGGCGCTACTCAGCGTGTTCTCGTTGCCAAGCAAATGAGAAACCAAGACCTTGACATAAAAAGAAGAAAACGAAGATTAGAAAAGCTACGTGCTGAAATCGCTATGGGTATATGTGGTTTAATCTTAGCATCTTTTATCGGTATGACCTTCGTTTATGTCGTTAATGACCGAATCCAAAAGTATCCACATCTCGGTACTAAATGGATACCTAAGACAGAAGAGCAGCGAAGAATAGAAGCTGCACCAAAAGTTTGGACAGGAAGATGATCGATCCTTTCACCGCATTTGCCATGGCTCAAGGTGCAGTTAAAGGCATCAAAGCAGCAATACAACTTGGTAAAGATGTCAATGGATTGTATAAAGAATTTAGTACATTCTTTCAATCAGCAGATGAAGTGCATCGTGCAAGTACCAAATTGCGAATGGATAACATCGGAAAAACCGATGCACAAATAAGTGATCAAGCCCTGCAAATAGCAATGCAATCAAAGATGTTGCGTGATAGCGAACGGGAATTGAAGGACTTATTATACTGGAGCGGTAATGCTCAAGTCTGGCAAGATATGATGGCAGAACGTGTTCGAATGATGAAAGAACGTAACGCTGCTGAAAAGGCTATTGCAGATAAGAAACAAAAAGACCGTGAAGCTGTTGCAAATCTTGTGCTTAACATAATGTATGTAGTCGGCGGTCTGTTAGTAGTAGTTCCAGTAATAGCATTGGCGTTCCACATAATTGTTCATAGAGGTTTATAAATAAACCCAATAAGGAGTAAACGATGGTAGAAGAAGTTAAAAAATCACCAACACGTTCTGAGCGTGAAGCTGCTATTAAAGATAAAGCGGGTTTAGTAATCGTTGTTATGGCTTTGTTTCTAGCACTGAACACATACTACTCTAACTCATTTAGTAGTATTGCCATGACTAACTTAATTGAAGCGTCAGACACTTATGGATTCTTCCAAGCTAAATCTATCAAGCAAGCTATTACCGAGGGTCAATTAGAAGAAGCCAAGACATCAGAACGTAAGGCTGTTCTACAAAGGAAGATTGATCGTTATGAATCTGATCCAAAATCAATGGAAGGTAAGAAAGAACTTCTTGCAAAGGCTCAGCACCTAAAGGAAATGCGTAACGAAGCTAAGTTACATAGCCCATGGTTGACTTTCTCTGGTATGCTATTCCAACTTGCAATCGTTCTTTTGTCTGCCTCTATCATTGCAGTTGATACTCGCATGTATTTGGGTTCTTGGGCTGTTGGCGCTCTGGCGCTCTTACTGATGACTCAAGGTATTTGGCTCTGGTTACCGTTGTAATCCTTTAGGTTTCCAACTAGAATAACCCCTCTGCAAAGAGGGTTTTTCATTTATAACTTGACAAAACCCTTGACTTAGGGCATAATTCACTGTGTTAGGGTTGATTAAGGATAAATATGAAACTGCTTTTAATTCGTGGTCTTCCAGGTTCTGGTAAGTCTACCTTGGCTAAGAACTTGATTGGGTACTACTGGCATGTAGAGACTGACCAATTCTGGATGGTTGACGATAAGTATGAATTCGACTATACTCGTCTAGGTGAAGCCCATCAATGGTGCTTAGACAAGACTCGTGGGTTAATGCGTCGTGGGTTTAGTCCAGTGGTGTCAAACACATTTACAACAAAGAAGGAATTGAAACCTTACTTTGATCTTGCAAAAGAATTCGACATCATTCCAACTGTAATGGTGTGTCAGTCTAACTGGGGTAACATTCACAATGTACCTGAAGACGCACTAAAGCGCATGGTTGATCGTTTTGAGTATGATATTGGAGAATTGTATGAGTGAACACGCATGATTCAGATCGAAAATCTAACCCAAGAGCAGGTTGAAATGCTCGATGTAATGTGGGAACTTGATTCCTACGAAGATTATTGCAACTACTTAGATAGTCTTTCATTCGAAGACCGTCGCATGGCAGAGACTCTGTCAGAGATGGTTATTCTTGCAGAAATGGAAACCTTGATTGGTCAGTGCACAGAAGCTAAAGAAGTTTTACAAAAATTTGCCTTGTAACAAAGTATCATGTATAATAAGTGTATGAAACCTAAAAATTTAGTCGCTAAAGACCTAAGAACTCCCAAGTACCGCATGCGTGTGGTTGAGAGTACACTCGAAAAACGAAGCACAAGAAAGGTGATTATGAGTAAATTGATTCATCACGGTGAACTCTATCGGGCAGGTCTTATGACTAACGTAGAAGTTCTTGAGCATGAATACGATGTGATTGAAGTCACATTTAGAAAGAATCTAAAGACTGCAGATGGCACTAAAGATATTCTGAACAGCACGTATCAGATGTTCTTTACTCATCGAGAGTTTGAAGAGTTTTTTAACCCATTTATTATGAACGTAAAAGAGAAAATTGAAAATGACCGAACTAATCCTTGATCCACTAAAAGAGGCTATTCTTGAAAAACTGCGCACTGATGAGACCACTGTCAAATTCACAAAAACCGACGGTACTGAACGTACCATGCGATGCACCCTTGTCGAGTCTAAGATTCCCCTCGACAAGCGACCAAAGTCAACCGAAACGCAAACTACCAGCACTGCTGGATCCGCACTCCGAGTTTTCGATCTTGACAAGGGCGAATGGCGCTCTTTCCGTTTGACATCTGTTATTACTTTTTAAGGATAAATTATGAAAGCTATTTTGATTATCATTTTTGCGATCGCCATGATCGTTTTGTTCCCTTGCGCTGTGATTTGGTCACTTAGCACATTGTTCCCAGTTCTTGCAATTCCACTGACATTCGACACTTGGTGTGCTGTTGTTGTAATGGGCATGTTCTTCCGTGGCGAAGGTGCCAGCTTTAAATTTAAGGCATGAGTGGATTAGGTTTTATTGCCCCAGAAGAAGCAGACACATGTGAGATGTGTGGTACAGTTGATGAACTTCGACCTTATGGTCCAAACTATGAACGTATCTGCTTTGACTGTGGGATGAAAAACGAAGAACTTACCGCACAACGTATGGATGAATATGTCTTTGGTGCACCTAAAATGAGTATACAATGAGTGATTATATGATTTTTGTCCTGTTCGTTGCAATAGTAGCTCTTGTTGGTAGTATCAGTATTGCCAAATATTATTCTCATAAGGCTAAGGTAGCCAACGATAAGTTGATGGTAGAGTTGGCTGCATCTAACGAACGTGAGCGTGAACGTCGACGTAATCTTCGACTTACTGCCACAGCACCTTATAAACAACCAGTGACTGCAAAAGATCTAGTCTCTCGTCGTACCACTGAGACATCTGATCGTCGTCGTTACGTTGATGACCGACCTGTTGGTTACACTGATGATAGCGACATTCTTACTGCGATGATTCTTCAGAACGCATTGAATAGTTCTTCAGACACAACCTCTGGTTCCGTTCGTTGGGATAATGATACACCTACTATCACTCCTACACCTTCTTACGAATCTTCTAGTTCTTCAAGCTACTCTAGCTATAGTTCTAGCGATTCATCTTCTAGCTACAGTTCAGATAGTTCTTCTGATAGTAGCTCTTCATCATCTTGCGACTAAGGAAAATATATGATTTCATCACCAGCCGACCGTAAAAAGTTTAAAGACGCTATCCAAGAGATTAGCAATTCAATGACTCGAAAAGAAGCTGAGTCTGATTTGATTCGAGAAGTTGTGAAAGAACTCAATGCTGAGTTCCAACTTCCAAAGAAAATCATCAATAAGATTGCAAAGACTTACCACCGACAGAACTTCACCCAAGAGATTCAAGAGAATGAGGACTTCGAGACGCTGTACGAGGAGGTTACTGGAGTCCAAAAAAGTGCTTGACACTTAACCCGAATTGCGGTATAATATATTATTAATTGGAGGCTAAGAACCTATGGCGACTACCGCAAAACGTGCAAAAGCACACGCAACTCTGAATAAGATTGCAAACGAGCCTGTGCTCGATCAAGACAACTACAATACCTCACTGACGTCAGCGTTGGTTTGGTATCGTGATAATGTCGACGACAAGAAACGTCGTAAATTTGCAATTGAATACTTTGCAAAACTTGGTAAGAAGAAAGAAGTTCTTGCTATCAATAAAGCAGGTGACTATGATATCCGACAACTGGGTTCATTGTGTCGTCTCGTATCAAATGGTAATGTTCTGAGTGATGACCATATGAAGACCATCGATAACATGGTCAATCATATCATCCGCAAGGAAGACTTACCCAAGAAAGTTAAAGAAGATAAGACGATAGTGGTGCCATTAGTGGCTGCACCGTCTATTCAAGACCGCATGGAAGAGAAAGCTCATGATCTGGCTGGTGAAATTGAAGGCGCTATTGACGAATTCGTTCTCAACGGATGCAAGTCTGACTTTTCGACAAAGAATTACTTGCTCTCTAATCAAGTTGCTGGACCCATCGCTAAACGCATTGGAGAGATTTTTGTCAGTACTGCCGAAGAAATTCGTGAAGCACTTGCTGGCGAAGATGAGCAATTGGTAGAAGGTTACTCTAACTTCACTAAGCGAGAACTGAAAAGATTCTTGACATTCTTGGAAGCTATTGTTTCTGATTGCCAACAGCAAGTTCAGACAGCTAAAGCTAATCGTGCCCCACGTCAGCGTAAAGCAGTAAGCCCGACAAAGTTAGTTTCTAAGATGAAGTTCATGCGTGAATTTATAGAATTGAAACTCAAGTCATGTAAGCCTGAAGATATTATTGGCTCTACTGAGGTTTGGGTATACAATACCAAGTACCGTCGTGTTACTGTTTATAAATCAGATGGTGCGTTGTCCGTAAAGGGTACAACGATTCTTGGATTCGATATCAAAGATTCTAAAACGATGACATTACGTAAACCAGAGGACTTTTTCAAAGGTCTTGCTATGGGCAAACGAGCTATTAATGCTGCATTTAAGAAACTGACCACTAAACCGACTGTTCCAAATGGTCGTGTGAATGAAGAGTGTGTCTTGTTAGGTGCTTTCTGATGGAGTTTAGTTATGTTGGAGAAGGTATAGAAGCTATCGTAATTGATAACTTTTATACTCCAGAAGAATATACATCTGTACTAAATTC